CTACCATAATCTATGTCTCCGGCATTACCGCCGAAGCCGCCAAAGTTGCCGCCCATACTTCCGAAGCCGCCCCCACCGAAGCCGCCTCCGCCTCCACCGCCACCGAAGCCTCCGCCTCCGCCGCCGCCGCCGCCACCGTCACACATAACTTATGCCGCCGACTTTGGGATGGAGAGGCCACCAGTATTGGTGGAAGAGCCAGTGCCGCCGAAATTTGCGCTACCCGCCATGTTGACGCTTTCCTCTGGTTTGATACGGAACCGTTTCTTGCCACGCTTCTTTTTGTTCTGTGTAGCTAGGTTGGTTTCAAACTCGAAGGTTTGTATGTCTTGTGGGCCTGCCGCCGCCGCTTTCGGTGGAGCGGGAGGGGGCGGTGGTGCCTTGGGAGCTTTAGGGCGACTGCACATTTTCTTCTTCGTCCTCGTTATTGTGGAGTTGTCTAAGTTTTTCGATAACCATTTGTTGGCCTTGTAGAATACGCAAGGCATCTATAGGTATCTGGGAATCCTTTGGAAGTTTGTCAGGGAACTGCTCTTCCATGTAGGTAAGCAGTTCCACAGAGACAAACGGAGTACTAGAAAACACTTTCATGATGTTTTTCCGATAATGTCCAAAAACCGTTACACTGTAACGATATCGACAACCTCACAGCTATCGCCCGAACAAGCCAAAGTCTGACTGCCCATCGTATTGTCTTCCTTCTCATATTCACGAAGGCGTGACCAATCAACGCTGGCAGGCATTTTTGCTATTAGTTCTTTGTAGGTTTCCTCATCAATATCTTGGTAAGGAGCTTGGCGATATACATGGTCGCTATAGGGCAGGAACGAGATGCCCGATAGGATGCTGAAGTTGTCGTAAACCCATGCGCCAACGTGCATCCACTCTTCATCCTTAACTGAAATAGTTACAGACGGCTTATGCTCACAGAAGTGGATAGCATACAGCTTCCAAATCTCTAGTTGTTCGATGGCACTCATTTCGGTACGAGTTATCGCACCGTCAGGTGAACGCATAGGAAAGCTAAACACTGTGGTGTTGTCTGGCTTGAGATACTCAGGTTCTGAAGGTATCCCCTGCTCAATCATGAACTGCGTTAGCGGGTCTTTGTTATCGCCGCGAACATTGCGAATATAGTAGTCAGAATGACGAGCATGAATGCCGCTGGCGGAATCAACAAGCTGTGAGACAGTACCACTAGGCTTGACACAGGTGATAGCCGTACTCTGAGGGATTGCAAGTAGCTCTGCATAATCCCTGTTTGTTTGTACTGCCACGCTACGAAGGCTCTCCAGAAGGGATGGTTCAGGATTTTTCGTGTATTCATTGTCCATAATACCTGTCAGACTTACACCCAACAGCCTTTCTTCATCAGTGTTTTTGTTCCAAATGGGACGTAGGTAGGGCATGTAGGTAAACATTGACTGCACAGTCCCAATGATTGTCGCAATCTTGACCTTTTTCTTCAGGGTCTGTGGTGTGTCTGTAGCTCTTACGACTACCTCAGACAGGTTGCAGAACTGATAAGGGCGCAACAGGATTTCAGAGCATGGGTTGCACCCAAACTCATGGTCGTGTTCTCGCCGTCCGTTGTTTTCTACATGTGCTTGTGCGGCTACGCGGCTGAAGATGCCCCGCTCACCTGACTTGCTTTCTACCAAGGCAACCCATTCACGCATGAATGCTTCCATGTCGGGGGTCTTGGTGTAGACCACTGAGTTGTTTGCCAAGGCCATCTCAGGTCGGTGTTCCCACCAGTTGCCTGATTTGGCGGTACGCATCTTGTCATCTTGCAGGTTGCTGAGACTAATCATTGCACTGCGGCGGACACCGCCTACGACAACAATCTCACCAATCTTGCACATGATGCTGTGACACTCGAAGCTGTCCAGACGGCGACCAGCGGCCTCTTTGAACTTGTCCACGGTGTAGCGGAACAACTGGTCAAGCGGCTCTGGGCCACTGGCGCGGCCTCCGAAAGTCTTCAGTCGCGCACCCGCTGGGCGTATCTTGTCCAAGTTCCACTGCGGAATATCGCCGCTGTACAGGAAAGAGATGAGCTTGCGGTATGCTTTAGACCAACCCTCTTTGCTGTCCTGAACAACAATCGTGTCATCGGACGGCGCAAGGTCGGCAGGGATTGTTGGCAGAGCATCTATATAGTGACGCTCCACACTAAAGCCTACCCCAGTCCCACAAAGCAGGATGAACATTGCCTCATCGAATGCTCTAGGATGATTAACAGGGAGATAGGAACAATTATATATACAAGTGTTGTCACGGTCTGCGGCCTCGCCTGCTGTCATTAAGGCTCTCATGGAAGGCATTACATCCAAATTGAGGATGGCCTCACGAACCTGTTTGACAGTCTTCTTATCGGTTATGTGTCTTTCAATAATGTTTGCCATGAAACGGTCTACGGTTTCACCCCATGACTCGCGGCGTTCCTCTTCAGGAAGCCAACGAGCGTAACGGGAAGTGGCGATGAATGTTTGGTAGTCTGTGGGGAGATAATTACTTTTCATTTTCGTCTTTTTTCGTCTTTATATATTGGTGGAACAGGACGGCGTAGTTGATGATGTCAATCAAAGTGTCCTCGACTGACTCATCCTTCACCGCCAACTCATTGTTTTCGGTGAACGAAGCCAACCGACTAAACTTGTCGGTCATGCGAACCAGAAAGCCCTTTTCTGTAGAGGTGATACCCATATCTTCAGTCCGCCGAAAGTTGGCGAAGATGTCTGCGTCACCTGCGTAGTCTTGGTTTTTCTTGTCCATAAGAACTCGCGCCTTGGCACACATGGCTTCATGTGCAACCAGAAGGTTTTGGCGTTTGCTATTAGTGCTTTCCCGCATCTCTTTCATGGAGCGACCCATGTAGTCGTGGTAACTTTCACGAGCCATGTGCCATCTCCTTCGTGTAACCTTCGTCTGCGGTCAAAGGCGGCTCCCATAGCTTGACGTTGCCGAAGGAGACATTCACATCACCAGCACGAAGCAGGTAAGCCATACGAGCATTCATCAGTGCGTCTTCACTGGGCTGTTCAGCTTTGGCATAAGCACCAAGAACGGCCTGCCACATATCAAGTGATGTTCTGCATCCAGCAAGGATGCGTTCTGCTTTAACTGGCCCAACGCCACGACAGCCTTTGTAATTGTCCGCCGTATCGCCCGTCAGTACTTGGGTATAGAAGTTCTTGAGGGCTTGTTGTTCTGATACCTCAATAACCTCACCTTTGTTGTAGTGGTAGCCAGCAATCGTTTGCAGGTCTTTATCGTCCGAAACGATGATTGTATCTTCGTCAAAGCTTTGTGTAGCCATGATTCCAAGAACGTCATCCGCCTCAAGCGTAGGCCATATAACTGCTAGGTATTTGGTTTTGAAGAAGTCCTGTGCAACTCCCAAGCCCATAGGCTTTCGGGTGTTGGCACGGTTGGCTTTGTACTCAGGATTTAGTTCCTTTCTGAAGTTCTTACGGTCAGACAAGGCGATGATTACCTCTTCCGTTTTGAACTTATCTTTCAAAGCCTCAATGCTCTTCGTCAGTTCAGCCATGACCTCTGCTTCGCTGGTGTGCATAGTCCAGAGGTCTTCGTCCCATTTTATTGGGTGTTCGCAAGCCGCCGCTGTGCGGTATGCGATGATGTCTCCATCAACAAGTAGTCGTACATTCATGTGTCAGTTTCCTCAGTGGATAGGTCAGCGTACAGTTTGACCGTATCCGTACTAAACAGCTTCGACAGGTTCACGAGGAACATGCGGGACGCATTATGGTCACCGCCGTTAACCACGCGATGGTGGTCTAGCTGTTCAACTATTTTCTTCAGGTTATCAACGCTGAACACCAAGGTGCAAAAAACGTCATCACCCAAAGCAAGATTATGAAACCAATAGTCGGCTTCGGTTGCTTTGATACCACTGGGCTTTCCCCAGCTTTGAAACTCGATGCAGATGTTTCCAGTTTTTGACCACTGGTCACGCTCTGTTTTGACCTCGATTTTTTTGTTCTGAAGCATGTCCGCAATGCGGTCTTCATGAAGGTGTCCGTAAGCAAGGTCTAAATCAAATTTCTTTCGGTCTTTCTTAGTGGGTTTCAGCCCAGTTTTTTCCGACATTATACTCTCCATCAAGTCGTAGTCGGAAGTTGTAGGCTTCTCCCGCGTCCTTGATGGCTTCCACACACAAAGCTCCTACGCGCTCTGTGATGCTCTTTTTGGCTATAATCTGAAGCTCATCATGAACAAATGCCGCTTGGTAATAGTCCTCTCCAAGCACAAAGCCTTCAGCCTGCATCTTGCGATGGAACTCAACGAGCCACCGCTTGCAGATGATTGCACCCGTGCTTTGAAGAAGCGTATTCAAGCTTGCGTGTTTATGTCGGACAGGCACTTTTCGCCCATCCAACACTTTTAGGTAGCCCCTGTTTTCTGCCGCCTTGCTTACGTTGTCACGAAGCTTGGCAAGCGCAGGGGTCTTTTTTAGGAACTGGGCTTTGAGCCTTCGTCCCGCTTTAGCATCTTTACCAACGATACTGCCGATTTTTTCATCACCTCCACCGTAGAGAAACCCGTAGATGAAAGTCTTTGCAGTCGCTCGTGAAGGTAAGCCAGCGGCTTCCATGTTGGTTGTATGTATGTCTCCCGTAAGTATCTCATCGGCATACGCTCCCCCATCGTATAGAGCCATATAATGAGCCAGAGCGCGTAGCTCCAGACCGCTAACATCACAGCCGATAATACGATAGCCATCAGGAGCGATAAAAAGACTCCGACAAGCACTACCGTAAGTAGCCCCTGTAGAAGGTATTTGACCAGTGTTGGGATTTGAATGCGTACAACGTGACGTATGCGTTCCCATGTGATTAACGCGCCCATGTATTCGTCCTTTCTTAACGAGCTTGAGCCAAGCTTGCTTACCTTCCCCAAGCTGTCCCAGTCGTTTCTGGAGCATCAGGTATTCAGATAGAAGTTTTGCCTCTGGGTACTCCAAGGCAGAGAGAACAGTCTCGTCCACCTTTGCAAGCCCTGTCTCAGTGAACTCATCAGGTTTCCAGTCGTATCGCTCTCGAAGCGCACGGGCTATGTGTTCACGGGAACAGGGGTTGAAAACAGTTTCTTTGACTTTGATGAAAGGCTCACCCTTCACATAGCCAAGTTTCTTATTGTTGACCTTGGGTATGAACTCTGTCTCTTCACGCCACGGCAGAAAGACTTCCTGTAGTTCAGCCTCAATCTCTGTGCGGCGGTTAGACAACTCGCCATAGAGCTTCCAGCCAGCCTGCTCATCAAAGGGAAACCCAAGGTACTCCTGCACCAGCAGATGGTGATGCACCTCATGCTCTAACTTGATGGCATCCTCGCTGTACTTCTTGCTCTCAATCTTCAAGAACAGGTGTTTGTTTACCACGACATCTTGGCGGCAGTACTCAAGCATCTGCTCAGTGAAAACATCAAAGTCTTCTTGCTCACCAAACTCGCCCTTCAATTCGCCAAGGCGGTAGCCCCATGCCTTGAGGCTATGTGAGCCAATCATCTTCGGTGGCAGTTTGCCTGCATGATAGAGCGTGAAGTCCTTGTTCTTAACGTCAGACCAAATGAGGCGGCACATCACTAACGTGTCACGCACCTCGCCTTCATAGTCGAAGTCAAAAATGTTTTTGAGGGCAGGTAAATCGTAGCCCATAATGTTATGCCCAATCAGGCAGTCAGCCTGTGCAAGGAGTTCAAGCCCTGCCTCAAGCTGGTCAGGACGGAACACATACTCTTCGTCTGTGTCCACATCCCGTGCGACAATGCAGTGTACAATGTCGGGTGTGAGGCTATTCGCCTCTATGTCAAATATCAGTCTCATAATCGTTACCTTGTAACGGTTTTAGTTACAGTGTCTGTCCGCACAGGTTTGCTAAGTCATCGGCAAGGTCACGAAGCTGATGTGCGATGGCTAGGACGGTTTCTTTGTCTTCAGGGTCACTAATCAGACCCCCACGCCCGTTGCCATATAGCTCATCAGTTTCATCGAAAAGAGCGTCATAGGTGATTGAAAAAAGTTGAGGCGGTGTTTCAGGGTCGGAAAACGCAAGTACACCCAGCCCATCTTTCTCCAGAGTCACATCAACTGTGATTTCTACTTCGCTCTTTATTTTTGCCATTGCTAGTACCCCTCTGTGTTATCCAGCGTTTCAAAGTCGGTTTGTAATTCCGCTAGGTCTACTTCGACCATGCGACCAGTGTCTCTGTCCCAAGCCAATGAACAACACTCGCCTGTCTCACCCGTCCAGCGGTTCTTGAGAACACGCAGTGTGGTAATGTTTGCATGAGTGTTATCCTGCTGGTTACGCTCACAGCCGATTACGATATCGCTGAGTTGCCCAAGCGAGGCAGAGCCGCGTAGTTGGGATAAGGATGTCTGTGCGCCTTCCTCATGGCCTTTGCCATCAGGCCGCTTGAGGTGACTGACCAGAACCAGACCAATGTCTAACTCCTCGACCAGCGCACGAAGCTTGGTCATGGTGTTGTCAATCATTCGGCGTTCATCGCCACCCTCTAGGCCACTCACGACAATCGAAATGTGGTCAAGCACGATGAAACTGCATTCGCACCCATTCGCCAGATAGCGGATTTTGCTGATGAGGTTCTCGCTTTCAGTCGAACCCCAGTGGTCGTACAGGTAGACACGCCCAGTACCCAATGTGCTGTCGAAGGCTTCTTTCATGTCCTTCTCAGTCACATCCTTACTGCCCAAGTGCAGGGGCAGGTTGACGGCAATCGACATCAGGCCAAGAGCAGTACGGCGGACACTCTCTTCGAGAGCGATATAGCCAATAGTCTCGCCTTGGGTCAGTAAGTAGTGAGCGAACTCACGACATAACTGTGACTTGCCTATGCCAGACCCAGCAGTCACCGTGACAATCTCGCCGCGCCGTAGCCCAAGGGTCTTCTGGTTCAGCCCATCGTAAGGGTATGGAAACGACTTGGTGTTGTCTTCGCGTGTTACTACGTCCCAGAGGTCAGCACCATTGAGGATGCCGTCTGGTCGGAACTCTTTTGCGCCCCACATGCAGTTAATAAGGTCGTCCACCTTGCCTGCTACCAGCATTTCACTGGCATCTTTGAGGGGCAACTGGGCAATCTTGGCCTTGTTTGGTGGGAGCAGTGCCGCGCATTCTTTCGCCGCCTTGCGACCAGCGTCATCATTGTCAAACATAAAGACGACAGTCTCAAACTTGTTGAGCCACTCCAGAGATTCTTGGATGTCTCTTTTCGCTCCTGCCGCGCCGCGCTTGATGCTCACGCAAGGCCACTTGTTGCCCATAGCCTGCGAAAGGCTCAAGGCATCAAGTTCGCCTTCGGTAATGGTGACCATTTTGCCACCGTCCCGCCACAGGCTCTGCCCGTACAGGCCAGCCTGCTTGCTGTCTCCAAGGAATAAAAAGTCCTTGTTGGGAAAGCGCAGTTTCTGGGCGACAATGCTCCCAGAAGCGTCCGTGTAGTTCGCTACTTGGACGGTCTGATTATTGTAAGTTGAAACTGCGTAGTTCCATTTCTTACAGGTTTCGAGCGACAACTGTCGCTTTTTAAGTGCGCGGGTTTCACCCGCTTCAATTAGGTTCGTCAATTTAGTTTCTTTCGGTTTGCTAGGCGTGAAGCCGCTGTTCGAGTGGTAGCCACACACAAAGCAATAACCGTGACCGTCATCATACAACGCAAAGCCGTCTGACGATGGGCAACTTGGGCAAGCTACATGCTGAACGAACTCGCTATCGTTTCTTTCCACCATTTTTCCACATCAAAGCTGGGGCAAGCTTTTGACGAGTGTTTGTTGTGACCTGTGACTTCCGCATGTGCATATGGAAGTAGTAAGTCTTTGATGCACTCTTCGAGGCTTGCCCATTGTTCATCGGTAAAATTACTTTCGGGGTCGCCTTCCGCATTAACACCACCAACGAGACAGACACCCACGCTCGTGGAGTTCAATCCACGGCAATGTGCGCCGATTTCGTCTAGCTCTCTGCCCTCTTGGATGTCTCCATCGCGGGTGATGACAAAGTGGTATCCGATTTTTCTCCAGCCTCGCTGGCGATGCCACCTGTCAATCTCCTTCGCACCCACATCCATAGACGGGGGTGTGGCAGAACAATGAATGATGATGTAGTCAGTATCTTTTCTTTTAGCCATTTTGGTTTTTCTCCTTTGCCCATTCTTCGGGGACTTTTCCTTCTGCATACAGGAAGCCGTATCGCTCACACCATTCGGCGCAAGTGAGTTTGCTTCCTTGAACGCGGACAGAAGCTTTTTGAAACACGAACCGAATGTCTTTTTCGGGGTGCTGTTTTTTGATGAGCTTGTGTTTCCGCTGGTCAGCAGATTTGAAATAACCTTTAGCTTCAATGATGATACCGCTGGGAAGTATGAAGTCTGGGTTGTAGTTTCGCTCCACGACATACGGGATACGCATTGTTTCGTATTCGTAATCGGGACAAACCAAGCCCAGAGCTTCTGCTACCGTTTCCTCAAATTTAGAACGGAACTTAATAGTCGCCGTCTGATTCTTCGTTTTCTTCTGCGAAGATGTCTTCTTCTTCGTCATCGCTCTCATCCGTGTTGTCATTATTATTATTGTTTGCTTCAACAACGAAGTTGCCGTCCTCTTCACCGAAGCCGAATCCACCGACTTCTGCGTTTACAAGGTCAACAATCTGGACAGCCTTCAGGCGTAGAGATGCTCCAACACCAATGCTGGGGACATCGTAACCATAAGGCTCGAATGCAATCTTGATGCGTGAGCCATTGCCTACGAGCATCTGCTCGACAAGCGGCTTGCCTTTGCTATCGAAAACCTTGGGTTGCATTTTCATGTCACCCTTCTTGGTTTTTATGACTGCCTTCTGCTTGAACTTGAACTCAATCTCGCCAGTCTCATTGCCTTCCGCATCCGTGGCTTTGAAGTAAGGCTTGGGTGCAAGCTTTTTCTTCTTGGATGTAGAGGACTCCATCGTTTCGTCGATGGTGTTGTCGATGACCTTGACCAAGGGTTTGGCATCTGACTTCGACATGCGAAGGTTCACTTGGTACACACCGTTCTCGTCAAATTTCGTATCAGGTGTGAAGATGTAGGCATAATAAGCCGTGCCTAACGGCGTAGTTACTGTGTTAGCCATTTGTCTTTTTTTTCTCCATCTCGACAATCGTTACAATGTAACGGTTCATGACATCTATAATGTCCACAAAGGTGTATATTACCAAAGTGGATAACTAAGCGAAAAAGTAATCGCTCTTCAGGACTTCTTCAATACTGAAGTCGCCCCTCTGCGGTGGTGTGGGTACTTCTTCAAGCACCTCTCCTGCCGCTTTTTGGAATTGTTCTAAAACATCGTTGTCACGATACAACTCCACAAAGGCTTCGCGAGTCGCCGCGAACAGCGCATCGGTATCACAGGCGTGAGTACCATACGAGTCATGTATCATCGCAAAGTCTTTGATGCCTAGCTTCACGCACCGATTGATTGTTTTCGTCATTGCTGACGAGTCCATCGAATGCACGAAGTTCGGACTACTACCATTGACTGCCCGTCTTCGGTCAGTCTTTTGGTGGTTTGGCTCACGCAAGCTAGGCTTGATGAGCGTGTTGTCGATTGTGGTTGTGATACGGCGAGAGCGCATCTCTGGATACATTTGATGCACCAGAAACCCAGTCGGGGTTTCCCAAATCAGCGGGATATTCTCACTGGACACAAGATAGCTTACTTCTTGAAGCCAGTCCATCACTTGACGCGCCGACTGAATGACACCGCCAATGGCTTGCCAAACGAACTCCGACAGGTATCGGCTAGGCTCGAACAGGTCATCGCCCCACGGGTTGGTATGGCCCAGTTCAATGCGCTCTTGAATGTAGTCCTCAATGTACTGGCGTGTGGAGTATAGCTGACCACCGTATGGCACGACCATAACAGGCCGCTTGGTTGTCTTGCGGTTGACACCAAAGTCCAACCACTGACGAGCCATCGGGTCATCCTCGCGCTTCAACATTTCAATCACAGCATCCGCCACATCTTGGTAGATGTCCTGCGGCACATCTGAGTTACGCAGGTTCGTTGCCAACGCACCACGGGTATCCCGAAGCATGGCTGAGAGATGCTGTAGACCGTTGTTAGAGCCATCAAGGGACACAGGTAGGTAGCTGACCCCACCATCGACCACGCACCGTTTCCACTCATGGCAGAACGCTAGGAAGCACCAAGGCTTGTCAGCGTCAGTCCACTCCCGCGCCTGAAAGGGGTCACGGGCATACGCCAGTATGTTTTCTTCATTCTCTTCAACCCACTTTACGCGGTCATCAAAGGACACCTTATCGTACCCAAAGACGTTTGCGCCGTGGACAGCCAGCCAGTAGCGGCCTCTGTCGCCCAACGGTTTCCCATCTCCAAACTCCAGCAAAGCACGAGCATAGTCTGGGCCTTGGGGCGACAGGAAACTGCTGGTCACATACTTACGACCACGGAAATCCATTTGGTACACAAAGAAGAACTTCTCAAACTCACTGAACTTTTCAGCCATGTTCATCGTCCGCACCAGTTGCATCCGCTTGCTGGTCATACGGGCGTTTGCCTGATGCACACGAGAGGCCGCATGTTTCCACTGCACAAACCGACCAAGCTGGGCTTCATCCATATCCGACTTCTTGACGTTGGGAAAGGGTGACGGTGGTAACGGGAACGGATTACGGGCTGGTAGACCACCCCAGTCCTCGCCAGACTCCCAGCACTGTTGCATAACATCCAGAATCCACTTGTTCACTCTCCAGCCTGTGTTCTGCAATGCGTTGGTCGCATCGTATTCCTCTGGCATCTCATGGAACTCAAGCTCATCGAAATAACGCTTGTTGGTTGTCTTGACGAGCGGCAGGGGATGAATGTGATTGCTGTGGTATCCACCAGAGAATGGGGATGACCAAGGGCGCGGTGGGATGACACAAGGCATGAAGCGAGGCGACAAAGCCTCACTGCGCTTGTTCACACGGCTCACCCAGTCCAGCGTTTCATCCGTGGCTGTCACATGGAGCATCCTACGGTTACGCCCGTAAGTGTGCGTGACGAGCCTACAGATGCCAGTAGATTGGATAATCAGGTCGATGACCTTGCAACCCAAGTGCATCTTCTCTTGTTTTGTCCACGGCTCGTATTCGATGAGGGCTTTCTTGTTCATCGTATGGATGATTGCGTACCGCCGATACAGGCGATTGGATGTTCGCTTGTTTACATCACGAGCAATCTTGTTGAACCACTTCGGTTCTTGTTCTTTGAAACAGCCAAACTTAAATTCGTCTTCTAAAGCTCCAGCAATTTTCATGGAGACTTTGGTCAGAGAGTGCTGGTGACTAATGCCATCCATAACAAACTTGAGGCCAAGATAAGCGGCTACTTCTTCATCAAGCATCTTCAGCAGGTATGCGGCAGACGCTCCACGACTTGGTTTGCCGCTGAAGCTGTCATCAAGAAAAATCTTGATGGCTTCGGTGACGGCATCGACAGACTGCTTCATTGCAAGAATGCCATAAAGGGTGTTGCTTTCGCCTCCGCTTGCCACAGCTTTGGCTACTTGTGATTTGTAATACTCAACGCCTGTTGAGCGCATTTCACTTTCTAACTCGTATTGTTGTTCAATGAGTTTCATCTAGTCTCCTTTGGTAAGCGGCATACAGACCGCCATTCTGCCAGTTGTGCTTTCAGTGTTTATTCTGAGAGCAGTTCTCATGCAGTCCCATGCAGACATGTCCAGTTGAGCTTCAACAGGATGAATGCCGTTCTGCATTTCGAGGAATACGATGAGGATGTATTTAACAGCCATCTCTATAGGTATCCTTTAGGGTACTACTACCTACGTTTCCTTTAACATCTATAGTGTCCATTATGTGGCACATCATAGTGTAAGTCTTACGCTTCGGCATATGTGTTGTCGTAAAAAAGCGTTACAATGTAACGGTTTGATTTGTCTAGTGTTTCGGGATTATGCAGTCTGGTAATGGTTGGACTTTAGTTTTTAAGGGTGGTGCGAGCGGCGGGAGTCGAACCCGCAAGCCATTGAAATAGCGAGGGATTTTAAGTCCCTTGTGTCTACCAGTTCCACCACGCTCGCCACACCTATGCCACGATATACGCCACAATCATGCTATTGTTCAAGCATGGAGATTGCGTCTGCAAGATTGCGAGGCGCAAGCTTGGCATAGCGCATGGTCACAGCCATAGTTTTGTGTCCCATCAGTTCCTTAACGACCTGAAGAGCCACCCCTCTTTGTACCAACCGACTGGCGAAGGTATGGCGCAGGGTGTGCCACACTACGTCCTCGCCAAGGTCTGCCTTGGTGCGGGTTCTGTCCCACGCAGAGCGTGAGTATCCCTCTTTGAACAGCAGATTGTTTCCACGGTCTTTCCTACGCTCCATGATTTTTCTGGAACGTGAGGTCAGAGGGATTGTTCGGGCTACATCATTCTTGCTTTCCCATACCATTAGCCCTTCGGGTATGAGGTCATGGGCTTTGATACGCCCTAGCTCACCCTGACGCACCCCAGTGTCCAATGACACAACGATAGCATCTTGTAGGTTTGCGTATCCAAGGTTGCCAGCAGTGCTTACAACACGACTGATTTCATCGTCATCCAGCCAACGCAGGCGGTGTTCGCCCTCACGTTGTCGCCTAAAGACTATGTTACCAGAGTATTTGTCATACTCCCGTGCAACCCTGAAGGTTTTACTGAGGACTGCCAAGCGGCGATTGATGGTCGCCCCAGACAGCCCAGCTTCTTTCATGTGGAGAATGTAGTCGTCCACATCTGATGTGGTTACATCAGTGATTAACTTCTGGCGACCAAAAAAATCCATCGCCTTGGTCATGTTGATGAGCATTATTCGCTCAGACCTGCCGCCTTCCCAGTGGAGTGCGAAGGTTCGATTGAATGCTTCTCTGAGTGTCCACCCGTTTCCAACACCGTTTTTAGGCGGGTTTGGTACGGGCTTATCGTTTTCAAGCGCTTCTCGTGCCAATGCTTCCCAAGCTACGGCTTCAGCTTTACTTCTAAAACTGCGCCGTAGTCTCTGGGATGCATGAGCAACGTAAGCTTGGTAAGAATTACCACGCTGTACGATTGTCATTTTATTGCATTATCTCCAATAATGTTTTCTTTACCAATGTGCCTTTGTGGGTAAGGTTACAAAGTTTTCGGCTTCGGTGCATTGGGTCTTCAAACGTTTCAATCAAGTCATGACCTGTGCGCCTATACCGATTTACCTTCATAAAGGCATTAACATTGCGGCTGGCAGATGCTTGGCTGATGCCAAGGTTATCCGCTACGTCCTTGATGTTAACCCCATCGGCCTCTTTCGAAGCCACCCAAAGAAAGGTTAGTACCTGCTGAATGGGCATTTCGCTGTCAAGTTTACGAAACTCGTTCAGTAAACTACTAATCTTATGTAGACATTTAGTGTCTAAGCCGGTTTCGCTGTCTGCGTTGGTCGACATTTGGTTTGCTCCAGATAATCCGTAGCCCGAATAAGCAGGCTTGAATATCTTTATATAACATTGTTTGAGTCGTCTCTAAGCTAAAAAAGCATTTGGTGGTTCGCTCCACGAAGAGTTCGCGGGAGAAAGGTAGTTTTACGTAGAAACTCATCGTTTCAATTAGTCCTTATTGTCGTTACTGCTTACAAGTTCTAGCTTCACTTCAAATAGTCTGAAACTGTCAAAGTTGCAGACCATAGCGTCAGCCATTATGAGAAATAATGGACTCAATCCAGAAAACCTAAACGGTTCACCTTCAATATGTCCGTCTACAATGTGTGCTACTTCAAGCGCACCTGTCTCTTCATCCTCGAAGAGACTAAGTGCATGGTTTCGCCCATCGTCATTCTTTTCGGGCTTAAAGTGTATATGTACGTTGCTCATCGGAAAACTCTCCTTTCTGCACCTCGCGTTGAAGTTTAAGCCTGCTCTTGAACCAAGCAGGCATACCCTTGGCGCACCGTTCCCAAGAGGCAAACGATTGCTTCTCGAAGAAGTAGTAGGCGCGGTATGCCTCAACACAAGAGGGTGCATCCTTGTATTGGTCAGGCATACATAAGGGCGGCTCAGACCACGGGTTCGAGTAGAACGTGTGGTCACTAGGGGGGTCGGGAAGCCTACCCAACTCTGGGCGTAGCTTCTCTGCTGAATGGATTTTGTCGAAACGGTTGCGATACTGCGTACACAGGTCAAGGTACAGGCAGTACGCCCATGTGTAGTTGTGAATAGACTCACGCACCCACTTAGTCGATGGGTGGTTAGGATATGCCGCCTGATAAATGCCGCCAGCCTGATGTGCATGAT